CTAGGCTTCTATGGGTTTGGTTTAATTCATATGATAGGTGGATTGTCTAGAACAGCTACAGATTTACTAAGACAATTAATTGATGCTGGAACTTTATCTAACTTACCCGCTGGATTTAAATCAAGAGGGATTAGAATTAGAGATGATGCAGAGCCATTACAACCAGGAGAGTTTAGAGATATCGATGCTCCAAACGGAGATTTAAGAAATGCTCTAATACCGTTGCCTTACAAAGAACCTTCTCAAACATTATACAGTTTACTAGGTTTCGTTGTTCAGTCTGGACAAAGGTTTGCATCGATAGCCGACATGCAAGTAGGAGATGGTAATCAAAACGCACCAGTAGGCACGACCATTGCTTTATTGGAACGTGGATCAAAGATAATGTCAGCAATCCATAAGCGTTGTTATTATTCTCAGAAAAAAGAGTTTAAACTTTTATATCAAGTATTTGCAGATTATTTACCTGATACTTATCCTTACTCTGTAGAGGGAGGAGATAGAACTATTAAATCAAAAGATTTTGATGATAGTTTAGATGTGTTACCTGTAGCAGACCCAAATATTTTCTCTACTGCTCAAAGAGTTACTTTAGCTCAAACAGAATTACAATTAGCCCAAAGTGCTCCTGACTTACACAATATGAAAGAGGCATATCGAAGAATGTATGAAGCATTAGGAGTAAAAGACTTAGATCAAATACTTAGAAAAGATACACCTATAATGCCTAAAGATCCTGCAATGGAACATTCGGATTTATTAGATGGTAATTTAATGAAAGCGTACGAGGGACAAGACCATGATGCACACATGCAAAATCATTTAATCTTTGGAACTAATCAAATGATATTATCAAATCCTCCGATGGCGATGAAACTGCAAAAACATATTTTAGAACATGTGTCATTAAAAGCAAAAGAGCAGGCTGCTTTCTTAGTGTCACAAGGTCAAGCACAAGAAGATCAGTTAGACCAGGTCGTAGCTAGATTGGAGGCACAATTCATGGCAGAACTAAAACAAACATCTCAACAATTATCTGGTGGTGGACGACCTGACCCTGCAATACAACTTAAACAACAAGAATTACAACAAGACGCAATGAAAGATCAAATGGATGCACAAGTAGATCAAGCAAGAATACAATTAGACGCTGAAAAATTAAGACAGAAGACAGCCATTGATCAAGCTAGAATACAAAAAGATTATGATATAGCTGATAAAAGGGCTGAAGTCCAATATGATAAGATGACTACAGGAACTTTAAACCAAAGATCAAGAGATGCCGTTAACCAAAAAAGGTAAAAAAATAAAAGCTGCAATGGAGAAGCAGTATGGGAAAAAAGAAGGAAAAACAGTTTTTTATGCATCTGCTAATAAAGGCACTATCAAGGGTGTCGAAAAGAGAACTAGTAAAAGAAAAAAATAAAACCTATATTGTTAATATGGATAAACAAACAGAGAAACGAGTACAAAAGATTATAAGCCAAACTAGGTGTTTTGTTCAAGAGCAAGTTGATCAAGGTGCTAATTTAGTTGAAGTGGCTCAAGTAATGTTAGCTATGAGTAGAGAGGCTATTGTTGATGCTTATGGAGAAGCATTAGCAGATAGTTATATTCATAGTCAAATTTCTCAGTTGCAAAGTGAAGAAAATAATCCTACAGTACACTAATGGTTAATAAATTGACAAAAACTGTCCCACCAAAGAAAGGTCCTGCATCCCAGGGCTTATCTATTCCACCGGGAAAAATTATGCCTGTAGGCAAAGTACCCGAGGATAAAAAAACCAAACGAGGTTATGGAATAGCATCTAAGGGTCTTAAATTCGAAGGAGTATTTTAATGGAAATACTATCTAAAGTTAAAACCTTTACTTCTAATGTGAAGAAACGTGATGTAATTATAGCTGTCGTTTTCTTAGCGTTAGGAGTTTATATTGGTTCTTAGTAAAATATTAGGCGGTGGCTCTCTAGTAGAAACTGTCGGAAAAGTAATCGACAGCGTCCACACTTCAGAAGAAGAGAAGTTAGCTGCAAAAACAAAATTAAAAGAAATAGAAGCTGAACTAAGCAAAAAGCAAATGGATATTAACTTGGCTGATGCCAAGTCACAAGCTACAGGCATAGGCGGTATAATGCAGCGGTCGTGGAGACCCCTCATTGGGATGTCCTGTGCGTTAGCGATAGCGTGGGAATTTGTAATCAAACAATTTTTAGTTTTTGTATTGGCCGCTTTTAGTGTTCAACATAACCCGCTTCCAGAACTTGACATGTCGACTTTATTCCCACTCGTCACGGCCTTGCTCGGAATGGCCGGGCTCCGCAGTTTCGAAAAATCTAAAAAAATTACAAAATAGTGGATCATTTCGATTATAAAGTAAAACAATTAATCTCTAAAAAGATAGATGAAAAAAGAGATGATATTTTAAGTAGGCAAGTAAATTCTTTCGATCAATATCAGTATGAATTGGGTAAGTTACATGCTTTAGAGGGGTTGTTTTTAGATTATCAAGATTTGTTAAAAGAGGTGAATAAAAATGAGTAAACTAATTGTTCCTAGTTATTTAAAGGGAAAAATAGAAGACAAGAAAGAACAGAATAAGCAACCTGCGTTAGATAAAGTTCCAAAAGCAGTAGGTTGGAGAATAACAGTCTTACCACATAAAGGTATAGACAAGACCAAAGGTGGTCTTTTACTAACGGATAAAGCTATTGAAGAGCAACAACTTACAACTAACGTTGGTTTAATTTTGAATATGGGACCTGATGCTTACTCAGACAAAACAAAATTCCCTAACGGACCTTGGTGTAAAAAAGGAGATTGGGTGGTTTTTGCAAGATACGCTGGGTCTAGAGTCAAAATAGATGGTGGTGAAATCAGAATACTTAATGATGACGAAATTTTATCAACTGTAGAAGATCCAACAGATATATTAACTTTGTACTAAGGAGACAAAAATGGCAGAAGAAAAAATGGTAGACCTTGACACTTCAGGAGAGGGTCAAGAGGTTGAACTTCCACAAGAAGAATCTACTGAAAATAAAGAGGTCGAAAAAAAAGTAGAAGAAAAAACTAACGAAGAAGAAACGGATAAAAAAGAAGAAATTAATGAAGATGAATCGAAAGATGATGGTTTAGATAAGTATTCTAAAAATGTTCAAAAAAGAATAAAAAAACTTTTAGATAGATTAGAAAAATCTGAACAACAAAAAGAAGAGGCTTTAAAGTTTGCTCAAAGTGCAAAAAAGAAAGCAGATGAAGCAGAATTTAAGATTAATTCTTTAGACAAAAATTACATTAGTGAATATGAAGATAGGGTAAAATCTCAGATAGAGCAGACTAAAACTGCTTATCAAAAAGCTATAGAGGACAATGATGTCAAAGGGCAGGTGGAAGCACAAAGAGCTTTAACGAGATTAGCCATTGAAGAAGAGAGAGCACTTGCATCTAAGCAACAAAGAGAAAATATTGAAAAGCAAAAAGAAGGTTTAATGGCAGAAAAGAAAGAGGAAGTTCCAAAAGAGAATATTCCTCCATCACCTGACCCTAGGGCGGAACAATGGGCAAAAGATAATGAGTGGTTTGGTAAAGATGAAGCCATGACTTATACTGCTTTATCTCACCATAAAAAATTATTAAAAGAAGGATATGACCCAAAAAGTGATGAATATTATGATGAAATAAATAGTTACATAAGGCAAGAATTTCCTCATAAATTTAAAGAGGAAGCAAGTGTGGAGAAAGAAAAAGCCCCACAAGTCGTGGCTTCTACATCAAGAACAACTAAAAACACGAGTTCTAAAAAAGTTAAACTTACACCTAGTCAAGTAGCCATAGCAAAAAAATTAGGTGTACCACTTGAAGAATACGCAAAATATGTATAGATTGGAGAACACATGGTAAATAAAACGCTTAGATCTGATGATACTAGGGAAAAGACAGCACGTAAAAAAGGTTGGACTAGACCTTCATCATTAGATGCACCTCCTGCACCAGACGGTTACAAGCATAGGTGGATTAGGGAATCAGTCAGAGGCTATGATGACAATAAAAATGTCATTGGAAAATTACGAGAAGGTTGGGAATTAGTCCGAGCCGATGAGTATCCTGATTGGCAACTTCCAACCATTGAAGATGGTAAACATGCTGGAGTTATAGGAGTGGGTGGGTTACTGTTAGCCCGAATGCCAATAGAGACAGTTGAAGAACGTAATAGATATTACAAAAACTTATCAGACAGTCAAAAAGAAGCTGTCGACACTGACCTATTGAAAGTCGAAGATCCAAGGATGCCGATCAGTAAACCCCAAAGGCGCACCAAAGTAACTTTTGGTTCAGGAAACAATTCGTAATCGGCACGGTTTGTTGAACGACCTATACTAACAACATATTACAAAGGAGTAATATTATG